CTACCTGCTGCTAGTCGCGCCCGCCACGCAGCCAGCGTACGTTCGGCTTGTTTGCGCTCTTGGACTTCATGGCCTGGGAAAACTTTGTACTGGTTAAAAGATGTTCGTTTTTTGCCGTCACTATTTGCCTGCATTACACGTAATGCTTCTACGGAATTACGCAGGTCAAACAGGACCCAATCCGATTTACTCCAAGCTTGCCCTTGTTTTTCACCCATCATTCGGGCGAAAAGCCGGGATTCTTCCGGGAGCCCTGCAATAAGTAGCAGGACTTCTTTCACCCCCCATTCCCGTATGACCTGCGTAAACCGTAGATTATAGAATTGCTGGAAGTCCGGCACGAGTGCCGAACCGAATTTTTGCATATACGTACGCAGGCAGATTAGTTTCCCAGCGATTCCAATATTTCGGTGAATTTTTCCATAATGAATGCAATGCCATCATTCAGTGACAATGATTCCAGAAATTCCTGCATTTCAGCTCGGTCTTCCGCATTTTCCAGCACCATTTCCTGGGCCTTTGTTACGGATTTATGCATTGCTTCCATGCTCTGGGCGTTTAGATTCTTGGAGTCTAACCCTCGTGCGAGTGGGCCTAGCTCTTCTGAGAGCATTAGCGCTTGAGTATAGATTCCTAGAGTGCTGGCGGGTAGCATCTTGGAGAAATCTTTGAGCTGTGGAGCATTTTCTTCCCAAGGATCTTCGTCATCCTCGTAGTATTCTTCGATTACTGGTTCTGGATCAGTCACGGCTTCAGCTGGGAAGTTACCGCCAAAATTAAAATCATTTACGCCACCCGGCGCCCCCTGCTGGTTGCCATAGGCTCCGTTATTCGGTTGAGCGGGTTGCTGCTGATTGCCGTAGCTGGGGAAATAGTTGGTTGGTGCCGGATTCGGGTTAAACCGCGGCTGCTCTTGCTCCCA